CCCGCACACCTGAAGACCCCTGTCAAGTATCAATAACATGGCCTAGCCTGTCAGTAGTGTGTCAGTACCCTGTCAATTCCGATCACCCCCCTGAAAACCGGGGTTATCATCACGGCCATGAGCAGGTACTGTCAGATGGCCGGATGGAACGACGCGCCGCATCTCACCCCGGAGATGAGGGCCAAGATATCCGCGGGCATCCCGCCGTATCAGCTCAAGGCGCGCGCCGAGGGCATCCCCATGCTCGGCGCCGGCGCAATATTCCCCATCTCGGAGGATTCGATCACCTGTGAGCCGTTCACCATCCCGCGCAGCTGGCCGCGTGCCTATGGCATGGATGTGGGCTGGAACTGGACCGCGGCCGCCTGGGGAGCCTGGGACCCGGAGGGAGACATCCTCTACCTGTTCGGCGAATACAAGCAGGGCCAGGAGAAGCCGGCGATTCACACGACCGCCATCCAGGCGCGAGGCATCTGGATCCCGGGCGTCATCGATCCGCACGCGGGCGACAGCGGCCAGCGCGACGGCGGGAAGCTCCTCGATGAGTACAGAGACCTCGGGCTGGATCTGCAGAAGGCCAACAACGCCGTTGAGGCGGGGCTCCTGGAGATGTGGAGGCGATTCACCGAGGGCCGCCTGGTCATATTCAGCTCCCTCGTTGCATGGTTCGGTGAGTGGCGGACCTATCACCGCGACGAGAAAGGCAAGATCGTCAAGGTTAATGATCACCTGATCGACGCAACCCGCTACCTCGTGATGAGCGGCAAGGACGTGGCGATCAGCGAGTCTACAGCCAGGACGGTTATCTACAAAAAAGCGCCCAGGCAGCAGGCAGGCGACAAGAGAATGGGGTACTGACATGATGGACAACATCCCTCCCACCGCCGGCCCGGAAAACAACGTGATCCCGTTCCCCGGCGGAAATCCCGCGATGACGGCCGGCGTGACCCCCACAACTCCCGGGGGCGAGATTCTCACCCAGCGCGGCACGGACGTGGCCCAGGGCCTGGCGCAGCTGCCAAACCCCTCTGCCCTGGTGGCAGGACTGCAGGGGAAGCTCGATGGGCGTAAGACCCGGCGCATACTCCTCGAGCAGGAGTGGTTGGAGTGCTACCGGCGATACGATGGTCAGTACGACGCCGAGACCCTGGCAAAGATCAGGGCAACCGGGCGCTGCGCGATGTGGCTCGGATTCACCGGCATGAAGGTGCACACCGGTCACGCCGCCGTAATGGAGGCCCTCGTCGGCACGGATGACAGCCCCTGGGACCTCGACCCCGAGCCGGTGCCCGCAAATCTCGCGCTACCCCCACAGATTGCACAGATGGGCATCACGCCCCAGCTCATCCAGGACGAGGTCAGGCGGCGCACCGATGCGCTCAAGAGCGAGATGGAGGGGCAGTTCGAGGACTCGGACTTCGTCACCCACCTGGACAGCGCAACGCTCGAGATGTGCATCACCGGCACCGGCGCCATGAAGGGGCCGATCACTGTGCGCGACCACCGGGACGAGTGGGACATGGTCCTCGATACGGAGAGCTACAAGCTCTACCCGAAAGAGGCGGAGATCAAGGGCTACAAGCCCGTCTGCAAGGCGCTCTCAATATTCTCCTGCTACCCGGACATGGAGGTCGCAAACGTGCAGCAGGGCGACGGCTTTTTCGAGGAGGAGCTCTTAACGCGCGGCGAGATGATCGAGCTGTGCACCGAGCCCGAGGTGGACCCCCTGGCCGTGCTGGCGATCCTGGAGGAGCATTCGTACGGCAACGCGGAGATGACTCCGGAGCTCGTGCAGCTCAGGCTGCTCAGCGGCGACACCGACCCCGCGGCCACCAACCGCTACGCGGTGTATCACTACTATGGGCCAATCACCGGCAGGGAACTGTCCCTCGCCGGGATGCAGATTCCTCGAGAGATGCAGGCCCTGCAGGCCAGGGCATATGTGATGTTCTGCGCGGGTAGGATACTCCGGTCCCGGCTGCACAAGGGGCCGATCCCGTATCACCTGTTCCCCTACGTCAAGCGCCCGGGCAACAGCCCGTTCGGCAAGGGCATCCCCATGCTGGCCAGAGACACCCAGGACGCCATCAACGCCTCGGGCAGGATGATGATCGACAACGCGGCAATCTGCTCAGGCCCGATCATCGAGGCGAACACGGCGCTGCTCGCCCCAGGCGAGGACCCGCTGGACATACATGCCTGGCGCGTGTTTCTGTCCAAAATCAATGCGGGCACCGGCAGCGCGGAGACCAGGGCGATCCGGGTGACCGACCTTAAGCCAAGCACGCAGTTATTCATCGCGCTCATCAACCTGTTCCGCCAGTTCATGGACGAGGCCACGTTCATTCCAAGCGTCACGGACGGGCAGCTGGGCGTCAAGGCGCCCAAAACAGCTACGGGCACCAGCATCCTCAACGCCAACTCCAACCGAAGCATGAAAACGATCATGCGGCACGTGGACAACTACTGCATCAAGCCCTTGGTCGCCGGGTTCTACGCATGGAACATGCGCTACAACCCCAACCTGGATATTCTGGCCCGGGTGAAAGTGCGCACCAAGGGCGTGGCCGCGGTTATGGCGCGAGAGAGCCAGGCTGACCGGATCATGGCGCTGACGGCGGCGTTTGGTCACCAGCCGTGGTTCAAGGTGGTCGATGGGGCGCGCGAGATCGTCCGCGCCATGGACATTCCCGAGGACAAGCTGATCGCTACGGACGAGGAAATGGCCGGCCTGACATCCCCCGACATCGAAGGAGGGGAGGGAGCGACTGATCCGGCGCTCGGCATCCCGGGAGGCGGCGCACCCGTCAGGCGGTCCGCGCCAAACCCCACACAGAGCCAGGCACAGAAGAACGCCCCCCGGCCAGCCAGGCGGGTAGCGGCGGGAGGATAACCCATTGAATGAACGACTCGCCGGCATACTCGCCGGCATCGCGCAGCACGACCCGCAGGTCATGGATGAGTTCAATGAGCATTTCCACGATCTCCGGGAGGACGCCCGCGACAGATACGAGACCGGAGGCACTCCGGAAGACCGCGAGGCCGCAAGACACGAGGCCATCGCGTACAGGACGGTCCTCGGCATGTTCGAGGACGCGCGGCAGATCATACAGGCAAAAAGGGAGCGTGCGAACGCCGCGAGGAACAATGCGGGCACAGGGCCCGCACCCTGGCGCGGCGGGATCCACACCCCGTAGACGGATAAGCGGCCCGGACACGGGCGCAGCCCCACGGAGGTACGAGCATGGCACCAAGGACAAGAGACGAGCTGATCCAGGCAGCGACGGATAAGGCGGCCGCAGGGTACAGCGCCCTCGGGCTCAATCCCGATGGCACGCCCTTGCAGGGAGCCCCCGGCGCCCCGGAAGGTCAGCAGTTGCAGCAGACAACGGGAGAACCAGCCCCCGGAGACGGCACGAACCCGCCAGCAGCCCCGCACGACCAAGCGGACAAGCAGGCAGCGGAGCCCGGCGTCATCGACCAGGACAAGGCAGCCCAGGGAGCACCGGCAGACCGCGGCATTCCGGCGGTACCGGCAAACCCGGAAACTCCTCCCGATGTCGAGATCGAGCAGCTTCAGCAAAACTACAACCACCTGCGGTCCTACGCGGACCGCACGAGCGGGGAGAACTCGCAGCTCAGAGGCGAGGTCACCCAGCTCAAAACCCAGGTGGCTGATCTCAAGAGTCAGATCCAGGTTCTACTCTCGGCTCAGCCCACTGGACAGCAGGGACAACCACAGGACGCGGCAGCAGCAATGCGGCAGGACGCCGGAGGGGATGATACAACTGGTGATGTGGGATCACCGGCACAGACAAGCACTCAGCCCGGAAACCCTTCTCGAAAGAAGGAGAAGCTGATAGCCCTGGCCGAAGAGTTCCCCGATATCGGGACCGCCATACTCGAGTACGCTGACGCGCTCGAGCAGGAGACCCAGGATCGCATCGCCAAGATCGAGCAGACGATAGACGGGCAGGTCAAGCCGGTGGTGGAAACCATCATCGCGGACACCAAGCGCAAAGCCCAGAGCGACATCGATGCCGCGCGGAAGGAACATTTCGCCGCGATCGAGCAAGCCGTCCCGCAGTGGCGGAGCATGCTCTACAGCGGGCAGGTGGACGAGCAGGGCAGGCAGTTTCTCAACCCGGAGTTCGACAACTGGCTCGCCAATCATCCATCAGGCAACGATTATTTCCGGCTTTTATGGCCGGAAGATCCCAAACAAGGCGCGTCGGCCAGCATGGTCATCACCATCCTCAAGGAGTTCGCGGGAAGCGATCACGGCAAGTCCACCGCGCAGACAATCGCAGAGCAGCGCCAACAGAGCGCAGCGGGCGACCTGCAGGGAGACCGCCACCCGAAGCCCCTCGTCCCGGACAGCACCCCCAAGGGCGCGGTCGAGCGGCTCAAGGCCGGCAGGCCAGTGACGCAGGCGGACATTCAGGAGGTGATGAAGGTGTGCCGGGGAGATGCCCAGAAGTGGGTCGAGCTGTGGCCCCTGGTTCAGAAGGCTCAGCAGGAGCACAGGATCGTCGTCGGGGGCGCGGGCAACCCCGCTCTCTACACGTAACACGCAACAGATCCACCAACGTAACGGTAGGAGGTAACCATGACCTAACATGGCAAATCAGTTCCCGGCAGCACAAGGCTATGCCCAGATCCCCAACGGGTATTTCGTACCGGAGATTTGGTCAGGGAATATGCTCAAGAACTACTACGAGCAGGCGCTCGCCAGCGAGATATGCAACCACAACTACGAGGGCGAGATCAAGGAAAAGGGCGACAAGGTTATCATCCGGAGAGATCCGGAGGTCGAGATCAGGCAGTATTACAAGGGCCTGAAGCTCGAAACCCAGTCCGTCGAGGACGAGGGCCTGGAGTTCGTCATCCAGCGCGGGGTCTATTTTAATTTCCCGGTGGATGATATCGATAGGCGCCAGTCGGATGTTCCGTGGGTTCAGAAGGTCACCGACAACGCATCCATAAGGATCAAGAACCACATCGACAAGCAGCTCTTCGGCGACGTCTACAGCTCCGTGGCCAGCGGCAACCAGGTGTGGAACAACATCTCGATGGATGCCGACGACGCGCTCGACCTCCTGGTCGATATCGGCGTGGCCATGGACGATAATTTCGTCCCGGACGATGGCAACCGGTGGGTGCTCGTGCCCAACTGGCTCAAGGGGCTCGTCAAGAAGAACGACACATTTGTGGATGCCTCGAAGATGGGCGACGGCAAGAGCATGTTGCGCACCGGCTTCATCGGCACGATCGATCGGACCAAGGTGTACGGCACCACGAATCTGCACCAGGATAGCGGCTATGACTACATTCTGGCCGGCCACCCCGACGCGATTACCTACGCCACCCAGATCACCAAGACCGAAAAGCTCCGCAACCCCAGCACGTTCGGCGACATCATCAGGGGCCTGCAGGTCTATGACTGGGAGGTGATCCAGCCCACGCTGTTGTTCTACGCGACAGTGAAGAAGACGGCATAAGGAGGGGTGACAGCATGCCTACATACGATCTCACTATCGGAAATGCGTCCGCAGGGCGCAGTGCGGTCAACGAGGGGCACATCTACAAGGAGGAGCTCACGGTCGATTTCTCCGCGCACAACGTGCTTTCCACCGACCTCGTCAAGCTGTTCAACATCCCCGCATACCACGTACCTCTCCACGTGTCGGCCCAGGTCGTCACGGCGGAGGGCGCAACGGCAACCGGGGAGGTGGGGCTCGTGGATAACGCGGACGCCTTCATCAACGAGGTCGATCTCAACGCTGCAGCCGGCACGATCGTGAAGAACACCGGCAACGCGGAAGAGACCGG